ATCGTAGCCTCGTTGCCGCGCTCAACGAGCTTGGTGAGTCTGTCTCATGGCGCTGGGACAAGCTCCCCGCGCAAGAACAGTTCCTCACCACCACGACCACCTTCACCTGCTTCTCAGGTGGCTTCGGTACAGGCAAGACCACCGCACTGTGCGCCAAGATCATCCTGTTGCTGACCGCGATTCCCAACAACCTGGGGTACCTCGGTCGCCTCGACGGTAAGTCCCTCAGGCACTCCACGCTACAAACACTCTTGGAGCTTCTACCAAAGGAGTTCATCAAGAAGCACAATGAGCAGCAGGGGTTGATCTACTTGGACCCAGATTGTGGTGGCTCCAAGCTCGTCTACGGCGACTTCAAGGACATCAACGACCTCAAGAACATCCCGCTTGGCTTCTTCGCCATAGACCAGATGGAGGAGGTTCCCTACTCTGTCTGGGAGTACCTCGCCGGGCGCATCCGCCGCCGCGTCCCTGTCTTGACCCCCGATGGGCTACGACAGTACTACGTCGCTGGCGCATGCCCCCGCAACTCGACACCGGAAGCCTTGGGACGACACTACGCCACCAGCAAGGAGGTTGCCACACGGACATGCGTTCTGTGCGATGCCCAGCTTCCCCCATTCTCTGATGAGCGTATCGGTCCCAACCGTACACCAGCGTGGGACCTCATCGTGTACAGGCGCTACGGCTTCGGCGTGTGCAACCCAGAGGGTCCCTCGCACTGGATATACAAGACCTTCTCCGGCCTTCCTGGGCAACACGGGATCAGCACAGGCTTACCTGACCACCAAGCCTTCCACGCCACGATCTACGACGGCCTCCGCGCAGGCTTCGTCGACACACCCTACGTCGAGAACCTTGAGACACTCTACGCGGCCAACAAGACCATGTGGGATCGGTACTTGTTGGGCAAGTGGGTCGAGGCCCAAGGTCTCGTGTACCCCATGTGGAGCCGCGAGCTACACGTTGTCCCTTACCAGTCTGTACGGTGGGACACCAACCAGCCCATCGTCCAAGCCGGTCGTGGACACCTGTTCGAGTACATAGACCACGGCCTCACCGCTGCCACCGCCGTGGGATGGGTCTACACAGAGCAATGCGAGTGTGGCTGCAACAAGACCAACTACTACCTGGTCGATGAACACTACGAGGGTGGCAAGACCATCTCGTACCATGCGGCACAGATCAAGGCACACCGCATGCGTCTGGGCAACCTGCCCATCCAGGCCACCTACCTCGACAGCCAAGCCTTCAGCAAGACCCTCATGGGCACCAAGGGCACACCGAAGGAGAACGAGTTGTTCAGTGTCGCCGACGAGTACGTTGAGTATGACATCTACCCTGTGCCCACGCAGAAGGACTGGAAGGTTGGCTACGATAGGCTCAGCCAACTCCTGATCGTTGACCAAGACCACGTTCACCCAGTCACAGGTATCAAAGGTGCTCCACACCTGCTGGTCTTCAACACTTGTACCAACTTCATCCAGGAGATCGAAACGCACAAGTGGCGCATCGTTCGCAATGCGGCGGAGCCACGCCAGGATGAACCAGCAGATGGGCATGACCACCACATGGACGGCATCAATGGCTTCCTCGCCTCACGCCCTGCGGATGTGATTGCCTTCACTCCCCCTGCGGAGCCTGACTGGACTCAAGAACTCGACATGTTTGACACGACCACCACACACATGGCGGCATAGATGGCTGACATAGACACTAGACAGGGACACTACGACAACTCCGGCGCACCGACAAGCGAGTTGCAGCAACTTCAGAACTACTTCAAGGTGTGGGCCAACGCCACGGACATCGCACGCCAGAAGTTCCGTCGGGACTACGAGTACACTGAGGGTAATGGCAAGCAGTGGACACCCGCCGACAGGCAGGAGGTCCGCAAGTCCAAGCGCCCCGTCCTAGAGTTCAACCAGATTCTCCCGCAAGTCGAGTTCGTCTCCGGCCTACAGCGTGACATGCGCCTGGACTTCAAGCTCCTCCCACGCTCCTTCGAGGACGTGCGCCTGAGCGAGATTGCCAGCGCCACGCTCAAGGCGACCTACGACTTTGCCCGCATCCACCGCACCACGGATCAAGTCTTCGACGACGGCACCATCTGTGGCCTCGGTGTGTGGGAGGTCCTCCACACCTTCGACGATGCCGATGACCTCCTGTGGGGCGACATCACGGTCACGCGCATCAACCCCATGGCCTTCATCTACGACCCCTGGTCCATTAGGCACGACATGCAAGATGGTACCTTCATGGGCAAGGCCACGTGGCTCGACTTCGAGACCTTCAAGCAACGCTACCCCAAGTTCGCCCATCTCGCCTCGCCCGGTGAGTGGCTCCCTCGGCAGAACACGCTCGTCGGCGCAAGCGATGACCTCGGCACAGGTCCCAACCTTATCTCCGAGTTATGGGACCAATCCACGGGTCGTATTCGCTTGCTGACCATGTGGTGCAAGAAACCCACGCAGATCGTGGTCCTGGTTGATGAGCGCACAGGCATGGTACAGGAGTTCAAGTCCAAGGACGATGCTGACGCACACCTCGCCAGCCTCGTCCACATGGCAGGGCAGGAGGCCGTCAAGCCCTTCCAGATCATCACGCTTGGCTCCACAGCTACAATTGCCGACGCTCAAACAGGTCTGCCCATCGTCAACCCACAGACCGGTGCCCCGCAAGAGTTCGCCAACGCTGAGGTCGCTCAGGCTCACCTCAACGCACTGAGCCAGCACGCGGGCATGCAGGTGTTCGAGCGGTACAAGGTCATCACACGCCAGGCCAAGAAACCATATTGGTACGAGATGGTCTACTGGCAAATCCTGGACAGTGGCCCCTCGCCCTTCCAGGATCGTAACTACCCCTTTGTCCCCTACATCTCCCGTCGCTTTGCCGACGACCCCGAGTCCATCATGGGCATCGTGCGTAACCTGCACGACCCCCAAGATGAGTACAACAAGCGTTACAGTAACTTACTGGCGCACCTGAACAGTTCCAGCCACAGCGGGTGGCTCAACCGCAAATCAGGCGGTGCAAACAAGCTCGAACTCGAACTCATGGGGTCCAAGCCCGGTGTCGTGGTCGAGTACGCCACTGTGCCCCCACAGCAAATCCACCCCGTGGAGATGTCGCAGGGGCACTTCGCCATGCTCCAAACCTCGGAGCGTAACATCCTCCGCACCAGCAGCATCAATGCGGAGATGATCGGCATGACCACGCAACAGACTGTCTCCGGTCGTGCCATCAAGGCCCGTCAGGCTGGTGGTGCCACCGCGCTCAAGGCACGCTTCCGCAGCTTCGAGGAAGCACAGTTGGACTTGGCCCGCATGGTCTTCTCGCGCATCCAGCAGTTCTATCCACCCGAGAAGATCAAGCGCATCATCGGTGTCGCCGAGTTGTCCTCGCCACTTGGCGCTGCCGGACAACCCGTCTTCACAGACCCCGTTTCCGGCATGCCCGTTCCAGATGATGTCATTCTACAGTACCTGAAGAAGGTCACGAACATAGACTTCGACATCACCTTTGCATCACAGCCCTACACGCCTACAGAGCGTGAGGCTCAGTTCCAGACTGCCCTGCAGATCGCTGGTCTCGTGACACAGAGCGGGCGTGCCATTGGCCCAGCCACCTTCCACGCACTCATAGACATGGCGGACATGCCCACCAAGCTGGCCACGGCCCTCAAGATGGACTCCATATTGCCACCCGTGGCCCCGCCAAACCCACATGCTCAGCAGGCCATCATGCAACGTCAACCCGCCAATGGTGACGGTCAATCAATAGGAGGAGGAAATGATCTCAGCACAGAGAGGAAGGCCGAAGCCGCGCAGGAGCGCTCCCAAAGCACTGGGTAAACCACGCATCCAGATGATGCCTCGTGGGTCAGGCTTGAGCGCCAAACAGAAGATGGGGTTTGGCTTCGCCCGCTCACGATAACCGCGCTAGATAACCGCGATGCCAACTTCGATAACCGCGCCTGATAAACTTATAGACAGTCCTGTACTACCGAAGCCTGTCCCCGCGCAGGGACCCACCGACCTCAAGCGTCAGGTGGACGCAGCCGCACTGACTGTCCTGCTACAGCGTGTACAGGATGCAAAGAATAGCGGTGCAGTCAACGTTGCAGTCAATGTGGACTTCCTCCTCGAACTCTTGCGAGGTAGCCACGAGGCCGTGAGAAGCCTCAATTGGAAACTCAACACGGAGATTTAACATGGCAGTCAAACACACTCAGGTAAAGGGTACATACAACCAGAAGTCGAAGGACAGCGACACGCAGGACCCGCGCAAATTCGGCAACTGCTTCCATAAATCCACGGATGTTGATGCCAACAAGCATCAGTCGATCAATAAACCCAAGGACTCCGGCTCCGTGTAGGTGACATATGGCAGAGCAAGAGCTGTGCGATGAAGCCCAGTTTCTTGATCTCCTGAGGGCCGAAGTAAAGACGTGGCAACGGCGTCTCAAACTACGTGACTGGAACATAGAGGTATGTGTCAGGCGCTACAGTGACATGCCCGACGATGCCATTGCCACCATCGAGACTTTCGACGAGCGCAAGGATGCTCGCATCAGTGTCTTGGCTCCCTGTGACTTACCCCTACTGAAGGACCAGTTCTTCGGCTCCGAAGCCTCGAACTACAGTCTCAGTATCGTACACGAGTTACTACACTTACACTTATTACCACTCTCGTCATACGAGGATCAATCGAAGCGCATCGCCGAGGAGCAAGCCATCAATGCTATCTCACGTGCGCTGATTGATGCATACACACCCACATCGAAGCCTGTTGTCCCTCCGGCACCAGCACACGATGTGGGCCACTACATGTAATCGGGCGAATCTGTCTGGTCGCCGCAGACACCACGTCGTCGGTGGTTTACGGACGAAGGAGGATCAATGCAAATCGTGGACAATGCCCCGGAGATGGACCCCAATAGCCCTGAGTTTGGGAAGATACTGGCTCAGATGTCTGCCCAGACGGTGGAGAAGGAAGCAGAGCAAACGGACGTAAAGGAAGAGGCGTCGTCGGCCCCGCCTGCTCCACAACCCGACCAACCTGCCCCAGAGGAGAAACACGAGGAGCAGGAAGAGGAAACACCGGAGAAACTCAAGGCTCGCATCCGTGGTCTCCAAGCTGAGTTGACACGGAGGAAGGGCAACGCCGAGAAGGTCAGTGAACTCGAAGCCCAACTGGCTCGTGTTCAGAGCCAACTCGATACGTTGACCAAGGCCCCGCGCCAGCAGGAGGAGACCATCGAGGACCTTGTGCGGAAGCTCGATGACAAAGCACTCGTCTCCAAGGAAGTTGACTGGAACGACGAGTTGACGGATGCACGGACACGCTATGCCCAGGCTGAGGAACGTGGTGACGAGAAGGCGATGGAACGCCACGCCTCCCGCATCATGTATGCCAAGAAGGTCTTGGCTGCACTGAAGGCAGAGTCCAGCGAGAGACGCGAACGTAAACAGCTTGAAGCGGAACAGCTTCGTACCGAGCAAGCGAAGGTCAAGGCTGAACTCGAAAGCATGTATTCACTTGTCATGCAGAACTTCCCTGAGTTCAAGGACCAGAACTCGGACTTGTGGAAGGCTGGCAAGGCGGCATACGATGCCAACCCTGAGTTGATGAAGCGCCTTGGCCCCGCCAGCGAGATTGTCGCTGCGGCGGTCGCCGTGCTCGAAAACCCGCACCTGGTGAAGGGCAAGACCGAAGCTGAAGCGCGGAAAGCCGTTGTCTCCAAGTTGGAGAGTGGACTCAAGAAGTCCCTCCAAGTTGGAGCAACGTCACCAACTACAGCACGAATCCCGATCCCATCGGTTGATACGAGCGAGGGCCTCGCTCAGTTCAATGCCCTGGTGGATCGGCTCAAAGGTGGATAACGACTATGCCAGTAAACCTGACTACTAACTTCACTGATAGCACTGCGTCTGATGCGACGCAATCTATCTTCAACACGCTCCTGCTGGTTCGAGGCACCTACGCCTTGATCCATCAGGTACCCGTCAAGAAGTACAGCCTCTCCCGCCGTTCCGGCAAGACCATGATCTGGCGTCGGTATGAGGCGTTGCCGCTGGCAACCACGGCCCTGGCTGAAGGTACGAATCCGTCTGGCCTGTCCAAGACGAAGACCGATGTGGCGGCCACCATTGCCCCGTATGGGAGCTTCATCGAGGACTCGGACATGGTGATCGATACCCAGCCTGACCCCCACACCTTGGAGAATGTGGAGTTGTTGGGACAACAGATGGGTGAGACGTTCGATGCGTTGTATCGTGATCTCTTCTCCAACGCAACGAACATTGTGTACTCTAGCGGGTCGAGCACACTGACCGTCGATCAGATCGTGGACCGCAACGACCTTGATCGTGCCTACAGGCTGCTCAAGGTCAACAAAGCTCGTACCTTCTCGCCCATGATTATGGCTGGTCAGAATGTGGGCACCGGCCCTGTGATGCCGTCGTACTGGGCCATGTGCGATGAGCGTGTGGCCTTCGACCTGCGTCACATCGAGGGATTCCTGCTCCCGTCTGAGTACAGCCAGAAGACTGGTATCCTGGCAGGCGAGTTCGGGGCAGATAAGAACGGTATCCGCTTCCTGTGCTCGCCCAACGGGTACTACCTGCCTGGTGCCAACGGTCAGACCGCCGCATCCACGCTGGTGAAGAACACGAGTGGCTACGTTGATGTCTACTCGATCTTCATCTGTGGTCAGGAGTGTGTCGGTGGCGTCAACTTGGCCAACGGCAACGGTGGTGTCATCCGCAAGGCTCTTGGGTCTGCGGGTACTGCGGACCCCTTGAACATGCGGGCCACCGTCGGGTGGAAGAAGTATGATGCCCGCGCCATTCTGAATCAGAACTTCATGGTCGAGATTCAGACGGCTGTCAGCCTGTAAGGAGACAGTATGCCCGAATTCTATATGGTCACATTGAATGGAGTACCGCTCAACCGTTGGCTCACACGCAGCGAAGCCGAAGCAATGGCCGAGCGTTGGCAAGGCCAGCACGGAGGCTACCGTGGTGGCCAAGGTCTCCTCAAACACAAGGACCGTGGAGATTGGGTCGAAGTCAAGCGCGATGTCCTCGCCGAGCGGGAATGGGATGAGCGGTTCAAGACCGCTCGTGCGGGGGATCGCCAAACAATCACTTATCAAGAAAGGATAGACTGATGTCTCAACCCAAGGTGGTCATGGACAAGGATGGTTACAGGGTCCGCCTGCGTAACCTCTCGCATGCACTTGAGGGCTGCATCGTCGATGGAACGACGGGGGCCGAGATCAGGTACACGCTTGAGCCAAACAGGTGGACGAAGGTACACCCTGCGGTGTACGACATGCTCAAGCGGAAGTTCGATACCATACGCGAAGTCGAAGTCCCCGACTGGGACCCAGGTGGCGATGGGCAGGCTCCGGTACAGCGCAATCGCACCGAGGCTCAGCAAGCCTACATCATGGAGTTCCGAGAGAAGGAATAACCTCAACAGGGATCGGCGGGTGTGACTCGCCCGCCGCATACCCTCAAGGAGTCATATATGTTTAAGCATGATAGTGCATTCGTCTGGCGGCCTGGTCGGTTGTACATCCCTGCCGTGCAGTTTACTGGTCTCACGGTGGGGGCTATCAATGAGGGTGGTACGAACAACTGGGCTATTGGCCGGAAGTGGACGAACACTGGTGAAACTGTAAACGCTGCGCTCGCGGCAAGTGGCCTATTCGGTATACAGTACGATTCAACAAGCGACTCGCTTGACACCGACATCATGATTCCATACGACCTCGACCCACAGAAAAATGTGTATGTACGTGTCGTGTGGACATCCGGTTCAACGAGCACATCGGATACAATTACGTGGCGTGTTACGCATCAGGTGCTTATTCCAAATCAAACACAGCTTACGCTGGGGATGAGCGAGTTAGATAAGATCATCCCTCTACAGAACTATCCGTCTTCGTCATCGTTCGTACTTTGCAAGACGGATTGGGGCATCATCACACCTGGTGTTATAAAAGAATATGCCGAACATTGGCACCTGGCAGTGTATCTCAACGCATTCTCAATGTCCGCAGCAAAGTTCTTGCTCGGTCTTGAGATTGCCTACACCCCACGCCGCCTCTATGGTGGAGATGGGATGCTCAAGCCCGCTGATTTCCCTGTCCGTACACTGAGTAAGCAGTACTCGTAATATATAACTGGGGGTACGCCCCGTGCGTACCCCCTTCCTACATGGAGGGTCTATGCCACTGAAGAGTGGTAAGTCCAAGAAAGTCATCAGTGCGAACATCCGTGAGTTGATGGAGTCTGGTCGTCCACAGAAGCAGGCTGTTGCCATTGCCATGAAGAAGGCTGGGTTGTCCAAGCGTGGGAAGTAGACACAGATTTTTACCAAATGGGCCATTTTTACCGTACGGTAAAAGTGTGTGGAGTAAGCCATGAGCCTGCAACTCGACAAAGATGCACGCCCTAGTGAAGCTGGGTCGTTCTTCCTGAGTGCTGTAGTACCCACGGTACTGTCACACCGTGACTGGCGTTGGCTCCGCTGGACACGTTGGGCGGTGCCCACACGTTCCGGCGATGAGGGTCGATTCACGTCTGTGTGGCTGTTCGGTCACATTCAGGGCTACTGGGGCGATGCGAAGCATGATGCCACTCGGACGACTATGTATCAGTCTGGGCAACTCGACAATGGTGATGAGGTACAGTACATGCCCATCAGTGGGTATCGTGTCTACACGGACAAGCTCAGTGAACGGCTTGCCTTCAGGTGGCGCACCGCTGGCCCCTCGCCCGTTGATGAGCGCAACATGGGTGGGTCGTAATGGCCTGTGTCATCACGAATGATGGTTCATCGTTGAACGGGCTGGTACGTTCGACCGGTGCATCTGGACTACCAGGGTATGACATTACCGTAACGTGGCAGATGCAGTTCACCAACGTGGACCCAAGCCGGTACAGTACCTACGTGACACACGGCCCCAACACCTTCAATCTCACCAACAATTACTGGGTTGCCTTCAAAGGCATCAGTCCTACGAATGTTGTGGCTATCGGTTCGGACGGTGATGACACGTACCACGCATCGTTCGTCCCCACAGTAGGCCCGTGGTATCAGATGGCTTTCCGCCGCCGTAGCACAGGTGGATCAAACCGAGAGCAGTTATTCTACCCAAACCTTGGCAATGACACGAGCATCGTCGTATCTCGTCCTGATACGGACGGCGAGAACCTCACTTCCGATCTCGTATTCGCCATTGGCTACTCACCGTGGATCGGTGGCGAAGGGATGGAGGGCAAAGTCAGGGCGGTCAAGGTATTCACCAGCGTGCTGACGCTGACGCAGATGGTCAACGAGTCTGCGTATGCCAATGTATATGATCCCTCGCTGGCATCATCCCTATGGGGTAGGTGGAATCTCAACAGTGATGGCACTGACCAGTCTGGTAATGCACGACATCTATCTGCCAACGGCACCGTCAGCTTCGATAACCAACCCGCTCCAGAGTTCAGCGGTGGTGGTCCGTTATTTTGTAAACTTATCAACAACCCACTAATTGCAGGTAGGCTCGCCCTATGATTCAGCCTCTAGGAGATTTTCGCCCAAACTCCGTCGTTCGATTTAAATGGAATACGGCTGGGGCCAACGGCGCGTCTATCACTCGATCAACGGCTGGAACAATCCGCATCTATAAGGACGACTCGACCACTGAGCGAACGTCCTCGAACGGTATTACTGATACAGTAAACTTCGATGGAATTACAGGTGTCCATCACTGTACAATTGACTTATCCGACAACACAGATGCTGGATTCTACTCGGCTGGTAGTGACTACTTTGTCGTCTTGGTTGGCGCAGTCATTGACGGGCAGACTGTGAATGCGACGCTGGCACAGTTCTCCATCGGCAAACTACCTGAATCGAGACTCAGCGTTCGCGGCGTCGTTGGAACAGGCTCGACAACCACGAGCATTGTGACGAGCAGCTTGACGCCCTCGGTGAGCGCTGCCGATCAGCTACTGGGTCGCATCGTCATCTTCCACAATAACACGAGTACGCAAGCCTTACGTTCACAAGCCACGCGCATCACGGCGAGTACGGCTGCTGGCGTACTGACCGTGGATGCACTCACCCATGCACCGGCGAGTGGTGATACGTTTGACATCATCTAGGTGGAACAATGGCTGGTGATCTCAAGATTAGTGAACTACCAACTGATGTTGTCACTCTAGCAAATGGTGACAAGTTCGCTGTCGCAGATGCGAGTGACCTGAGTGCTGATGCGTACTGCACGGCTGCTGAGATCAAGACCTACGTCAATACGGCACCAGTGTGGGCAGCTGGCAGTGCTACTGCTGGGACATGGCCCAAGCAGACCAGCGGTACGCTGCTCACGACGCCAGAAGCAGGTGCCCGCGAGTACAACGGCAGCTTCTACGCTACGCCAAACAACGGTAACAGAGGCGTGGAGCGCGTCGAGCACTATGTCCGGCTCATGGCAGACTACACGTTGGCGAATCAGACCGCTGCTCAAAAACTGTTCAATGCCACACCTAACGGAGCGCTTACGCTTCCCACGGGCCTTTACTTCTTCGACATGCTCCTGTCGATCAGCGGTATGTCGTCAACTAGCGGGAACGCGCAGATTCAGTTAGTGGGCGCTGGCACCGCCGTGGTAGACCAACCCCTGTGGTATAACGTCGGCGTTGACGGCGCAATAAACACTGCCGCTACGCAGACCGGCTCAACATCGAACGCCGCTAACTCACCGGCAAACATCGTCACGGCCGGAACTGGAACAGCCCTACAGGTTTCAATACGTGGCTCGTTCCGGGTGACGACAGCAGGGACGATCATCCCGTCTATCGCGCAAACGAACGCCGCAGCCGCAGTGGTTGCTACAGGTTCGTACTTCCGATGCTGGCGTGCCGGTGGGACAACGGATAACGTACTAGGTGCGTGGAGCTAATTAGTGGCTACGTACATTAGCATACAGTCCGGTACCGGACGCATCCGAGTTCAGTCTGGAACAGGCAATATCCTGTTACAGAGTAACTCTGCCCCACGCACCGGTGGGCCATTCACCCAGTTTAGGTCGTGGATGGTCACGGGCATGCGCTACGGGAGCTTCGCCGGCCGTGGTAGTGCTCCGCCAAGCAAGGTGCAACGCTTGATGTTCCTTGGAGTAGGTTGATGGTTGTCTTTCTACCTAACTTAGGTATGGGTGCCAGCCCCACGGTTGCTGCTGCTGGTGGTGGACCACACCTGTTGATGCTCATGAACGTTGGTCGCATGTGGTGGCTACCTGTCGTATCATTCGTGAAGGAGTGGTTACATGGCTGATAACATAGTTCTGAATGCTGGCTCAGGTGGAGCAACCATTGCTACGGATGATGATGGTACTGCACACCACCAGTATGTCAAGATAGAGTTTGGTGCCGATAACACGTTCACCAAGGTCACAGCGACACAGGGCTTGCCCACGGACCCACTTGACCGTGCTACACGTGACATGGGCAAGATTGACATTGCCATGGGTCAGGCGGCACACGATGCAGCTGGTGCAGCCTTCGACCCTGTGGCAGTTGGTGGCTACGCTAGTGCTACCGCACCGACGGCTGTCAGTGCAGACGGTGACATCTGTCGTCTCTGGGTGACACCCAGTGGTGCTGTCAACGTTGCTGATGGTGGTGGGTCACTTACTGTTGATGGTACAGTAAGTGTTAGTGGTACTGTAGATACTGAGTTGACCACGGCTGACCTCGACACGGGTGCCGGTACTGATACACGGGCAGTCGTCGGCCTCGTCTACGGTGCGAACGGTGGTGGTGTCCTGGTGTCGACCACCAACCCGCTGCCTGTGGGAGACAATGGTGGGTCATTGACTGTCGATGGTACAGTCAGTGTTTCAGGTCAGGTTGACACCGAGCTTACAACTGCTGATCTTGACACAGGTGCAGGGACAGACACCAGGGCTGTTGTAGGTCTGGTCTATGGGGCCAATGGTGGTGGTGTACTTGTCTCCACAACCAACCCACTTCCTGTCGGTGATAACGGTGGCTCCCTCACGGTGGACAATGGTGGTACCTTCGCTGTCCAGGAGAGTGGTGCTGCCCTCACAGCCTTACAGAAGATCGATGATCCTGTCTTTGTCGATAAGACAACCTTCACACCGGGTACCTCATCTGTATCCATGACTGGGTTTACTGTCGATGAGGTGGCCACAGACAATGCAAGTGAAGGTCAAGCGGCAGCCGCACGCATCACACCTGATCGGAAGCTCATCGTCACCCCACAGCCGCACACTGCCGGTGGGTTGAGCATCTTCCGTAGCCTGGACCTTGATGAGACCGAGGAGGATGTCAAGACCTCACCAGGGTGTGTCTACGGTGTGTGGGTCACCAACACTGCTACCACCACACGGTGGGTCAAGTTCTACAACGACACGGCTGCCAACGTCGTGGTAGGTACGACGACACCCGTCATCACCTTCGGTGTACCAGGTAACACGTCAGATGACATCTCCGGTGTGTTCGCATCCACACATGGTATCCAGTTCTCCACAGCCATCTGCGTAGCTGCAACAACCGGCGTGGCGGACAACGACACTGGTGCCCCTGCTAACAACGATGTCATCATCAACATCTTCTACAAGTAGGTCACTCATGTTCACCAACATCTACCCCAATGTCAAGGCCCGTACCTTTTGGGAACGACTCAAGATCGCCTGGCGTATCTTGTATCACGGTGAGTACTTCCCTGCCCCATATGCGTGGTACGAGAAACTGGTCCCAATCGTGAGTAGTGAGTACTCCCATTTCGCCGAAATGGCTGTCGATAAAACCGAACGGGAGTACGGACCAGGTGTTGGGACACAGCCCATCAAGCTGTCCGAAGCGAGACAGTGGATGCGGCACTATGCCCGCGAAGCGGGACACACCGGGGACATTCAACCGTGGCTGGCAAACTTCCTCATAGAGTGGTGGGTCGCTCGACGCAAGGGCCGGTTCTGAGGTAAAGGAGATACTCATGGCAAGTGGGATGAATAAGTATTCCGCGCAAGTCAATGCGACTGCGGCAACTGTTAGTGTAGTTCCTGTCAATCTCATTAGTATAACCCTCCTTAATACGACTGGGGCCATTGCCTACTTACAGATGTTCTTCAAGAGTTCTGGTGTGACGGTGGGGACGACGACACCAGATATGGTGATTCCGCTTCCTGCGAGTGGTGGTGTTTCCATCTCCATCCCAGATGGATGGTGGCTTGGTGGCACAGGCTTGATTATCGCTGGCACCACGACACGCACAGGCAACACTGGTGCTGCAATCGATGTGGCACTGGTCATGGGGTAAGTGATGCCTATTCCGTCTAATCCTACAGTGGCAGATATTGTGACGGATGGTCTCAAGCATGGTGGACGTGTCAATCCGACTGCTGCTGATATTACCAACGCCTCGAACATACAGTTCCAACAAGTCAAGTCTGACATCTACCTCAAGGCTCCACGCCATAGCTCACTGTTGACACAGGCTGCCATCCCAACTGTGGTTGGCGTGAGCCGCTACAACTGGCCTACTAACTGTGAGGCCATACGGTCTGTCCAGCTGATTGATGCGGCACAGTATGGGTCTTGGCGTGGCACAGCGCAGGGTGGTGGAGCGAACTATATCACGCTGGCATCTGGGTTTGATGAAGACCCCACGAACATTATCGGCAGGTTTGTCTTCATCACAGGCGGTACTGGGCAGGGACAGTTTGGTCAGTGTGTGTCCTACAACAACAGTACCAAGGTATTTACCATTGAGGGTAACTGGTCCTCCTTGGACAACACATGGGTCAACCCGAATAGCACCAGTGTGTATCTCGTCGAGACACAACGCTTCAAGCTCTTTGACTACAGCAAGCCCGTTGACTGGGACACGATTGTGGCACCCTTTGCCAAGCAGATACCCTCGATGGCAACGGTTGTCGGACGACAACTCTGGCTCAACCACGCTCCTGATCGTGTCTATGTCCTGTTCATCGACTACTGGCAGGCCCTCGATAAGCTTGATGAGACCTCCACACTCTTTACTGACCATCTCCGTAAGTTCCGTAGCCTGTGGACACAGGGTGTTGCCGTCAAGATCATGCAACGCTATGATGAGGACAGATACGGGATGGAGATGGGTATCTACAATGCCATGCTTGACCTCTATGGCAGCGAAGCCAGTGCCGTTGGTCAAGTCACCTTCCGTGATATTATCTAACTATGTCTCTACGTCGAGCAGTACCTGAACAAGAAGCACAGTATGAGGACCCCATACTTGGTGTCAACCTCCGTTCCTCACAGGAGGACCTTCGACCAGGTGAGTCACCATTGATGCAGAATTGCATCTACCTTGGTGGGGTACGTAATAGGACTGGGAGCCAGAGACTCAACTCCACCGCCCTAGCAACAAATCTGCGTATACGCGGTGGACATAAGTTCTACTACGGTGGTAGTGCCCCGACGAAGAAGCGTCTCATTGCGTATGGCACCAAGGTGTCTGTCTTGTCAGATACTGGTGTTGAGACGGTGTTGACCAGTGGGATGACCAACGATAAGGATACGCAGTTCCTCACTTGGTCTATTACTGATAGAGTCTATATCTGTAATGGTGTAGATACCATACACCAGTACGACGGAGCGACGTACAGCGCAGTTGCTGGGACCGCCATTCCCGTTGCACGGTGGCTTGCACCTATTGCCGATAGACTCATGGCTATCACTGAGGCAGGCATCGAGCGGTGCAACCCACGTGATCCCACTGTATGGTCTGCCAACTCAAGCTGGGCTACGCTTCGTCCCTCCCGCGTGGGTTTGTTCACATGTATACACCCCGTGAGCCTACGTGGCCTGGACTCGATCAACTCAGGCTTGTTGGCATTCCAGCCCAATAGCTATTACCTGATTACAGGTACTAACTTCGGGGACAATGTTGCTGCAACTTCACCACCCACTGGTGAGGACAGCCGTATACAGCTACTGGACTCCGCAGTTGGGACCAGTAGTCCATACAGTGTAGTTAGCATACCAGGTGTCGGTACGGCTTGGTTCACGTCTGATTTCAATGTGTACCTACTGCCCGAAGGCTCCCTCAAAGGGATGTACATCGGGGATAAGCTCAAGAGCACCGGTGCCACGGTTGGGCTTGAGAGTACAGCCAACAACTTCCTAGACCAGGTATGGATGGCCTACTTTGACCGCTTTCTCATGCTTGGCATCCCGACAGGTGCTGACTCATACACGACTGTACAGTACTGGATGGACCTCTACTCATGGGTCCTCTACCCAGATCGTGGTCCCGTGTGGTATGGACCCATGACAGGGCAGAGCCTCAGTCGTGTGTGGGTCGAGAACCAGCAGAGTGACTTTGCCATCTACGGTGGTGAGGGTAATCCTGCTAATAATACCTTCGTGTATCAGTTACGTGTACCCTCTAGGTATACTGATGCTGTAGGGTTGAATGATAATCCTGTCAGTATGATATACCAGACACATTACCCAGGCTTCGGGGCACCCTCTAAGCTCAAGTACCTCCGTAGTGTACACTTTGACTTGTCCTTCTCTTCCGGCTCACCCACCTGCAATGTCCTTGACCTTGACGGGACGTTGCTTAGTGGTGCTACGATTAGCTCTGTGAGTAACTGAGCGACGCTTGCACTGCAGGAGGGTCAGTACACCCTGGACACCCTCGTAGTGCTCAGCATACACATAGTCATGCTTACGCTTACCCTTACGCATGTACCAACATCCCGCCCGCTCGTTGGTGTACTCCTCTGAGACAACGTGGAACCCCAGTTCACCCAGAAACTGGGTAGCAGTGACCCAACTACCCCACGGAGCACGGATGACCACATCGATCCACCCATGGCTTCCCGCAGTCCGACAGGCATCGAGGCCCCGCTTCTTGGCCTCGTGGACCATCTCGTACTCTAACCTGCGGCCAGATAAGTAGTTTTTGTTCATCATGTACCTCCTGTCAATCTTGACTAAATCACTGCGTAAACTCTGTAACCCCGCGCCACACAAACACTTTTCCTGTGAATTAGGCCCCAAAATGCCCTACTCAGTAGGCTTTTTTGAAAAGAAAATTTCCGGTCCATATGAAACTATGGGTCGCCAGTTTTCTCTTCCAAAATGCCCTACTCAGTTGGGTGTTTTTTGCAAAAGAAGGGCATTCCTGCGCGAGTCTCGGACCAGCTACGGGGGTGCGTAGATGGCCTGTCCACTTTGGGGCGACGGCAGCAAGTGGGGCGACGGGGACCTGTGGTGCCGCCTCTTTGGCTCCCTGCCCTATGTTACGGAGGTAGATAGGCAGCTACGTAGGTGCTCTGTATCTATACAGTATACAGGTACTTCAAGTATGGTTATAGACCATATACACCCCAACATAGACTGGGGACGGAGCCAGCAGGACTACACATATGCTGCTGAGGTAGATCGTGCTACTGGTAATAGGATAAGTATACAGGTAGCATACAGTAGTCCACATAGCTTTACTATACACCGTATTGTACCCCAGGTACAGCTTAAGAAGCACCTCCCTGTGGGATAGTGTTACATTGAGGTAACAGATGGCTGACCTTGCCCTTGCCAATAGTACATATGCTGCTGGTACCATAGACACTGCCAGTACACTGGTCAACAACGTGAGTGCCACTGACGCACAACAGTGGAATGGTGTTGCTACAGCATGTGTCGGTATCGAGAACATACTGGGCAATGCCCTGGACCTCAAGGGCACCGCTGTGGACCTCGTTGCACGCCTTGCTGTGTTGCTCCAAGCCAGCGGGCGCATCAAGGACAAAGATGGCAACACGACGTACAACAAGTATGACGGATGGCTTGGCTACGGTACGAACACACTACGCAAGTTCCGTAACTTTGGCTTCCCTGGCGAGATAGTCATGTCCAGTCTCAGCACAGTCCCCGCTGGGTGGCTGGAATGTAATGGTCAAGTAGTGTCATGTACGACCTACGAGGACCTCTTCGACATGTGTGCCCCAGACCTAACCAGCACAGGTGTGGGATACAGATACTCTGCCTCACCCAAGTCATTCTCACCGTCTGATGTCAATACGACAACTGATACAATCACGATCTCGTCACATGGCCTGAGCAACGGCACTGTCGTGTACCTACAGACAGGCTCCACGTTGCCGTCACCACTCGTAGCTAACACGAAGTACTACATCATCAACGCCACAACGAACACATTCCAGCTTAGCTCCATACTCAATGGCTCACCCATTGACCTGACCAGTCAGGGTACAGGGACACACTACCTAGAGAGTACATTTACTCTACCAGATTACCGTAGTCGTTCCCCCATTGGTGCAGGTCAAGCGAGTGGATTATCTAACCGCGTACTCAACACGACGTATGGTGCTGAGACACATACGTTGAGTGTTAGTGAAATGCCAGCGCATAATCATCCCATTTCGCAACTCCCATACTCTGCTTATCCACCTTCTATACCTGGCTCGGCGGTGGCGTTTGGCTACACGTCATTTGCTCTTTATCCCCACATAACAGACAACACAGGTGGTGGTGCAGCACACAACAATCTGCACCCTGTCTTTGGTATCAAGTTCCTTGTGAGGTACTAAGTGGTCATCGTTACGAACAATGGATGTAGCATCCACAACCGCTTCTTCCCACGTGAAGTGTGCATCCAGGTGTATCCTATCTGGTCCTGGCCTCATGACGAGATCGGATTGAGGGATGGTGGTGTACTGTACGGTATCACCGCTCATACACAACACGGTGTTGATGAAGCCTACCGCACACAGCTTCATGGACTCGAAGCACGTCTGCCTGAGTTCGAGCAAGCTATGCGTGATCTCCACCAGGCCAAGGTTGGTTCTGCAGAGTTTGCTTCACAGTCACCCATCGTCCACACTGTCAAGTCCATCTTCGGTCAAGATGGTCCATCACTGGTTAAATACGGTAATGTGTGGGTACGCCGGTGGTGGTGGAAGAAGGGTGAAGTTCTCAACGGACACAAGCACAACTTCGATCATGTCTCGTTGCTGTATCGTGGCTCAGCCAAGGTCACCGTCGATGGTGTTGAGACTACGTACACCGCACCCATCGAGCTTATCATAGCCAAGGACAAGGAACACCGTATCGAGGCCCTAGAGGACAACACCGTGTGGATGTGTGTCTTCGCTGTGCGTGACGAGAACGGGGAAGTTGACATCTATGGCAACGCCAATAATCCGGCTAGCCACACCTAGTGATGTACCTGCTATTGCTAGTGGGCTGTTGGAACTCAAGCAACAGACAGCCTGGGCACAGTGCCCGCACGATGGGTACACGCACGCTGCACTTGTTGAGTTCCTTGACGAGCAACTCCGTAATGACGATGCAATCATGTATGTCTATGATACAGGCACCGTGTCAGCCTTCTGTGGCGGTGCCCTCGCTCGCTTCTACTTGCCCCCGCACACACTGTTTGTCCATGAATGGGGATGGTTCGGGGACAAGCGTGGGTGTGCAGCATGCTGGCAAGCCGTGAAGCAGTGGGGTAAGAAGTGTGGTGCCTACGCTGCACGACGTGTCCTTGCTCGTCCTGGTCATTCACGGACTCGGTACCGTGAAGAAACAACGTGGGAGGTCCTGTAATGGGCGGCTACGAACAGAGTGAATCTCAATCACAGACACGCACAGGGCTGCGGGGGACAGCCTACGAAGGTCAAGCGGCTGAGCAAGCCTACAAGCAGGGCATGCTCATGAGCGACTTTACCAACCGGATGTTCTCGTCACCTGGTGCTCTGCTTGGTTTTGGTCAACAGATGCTCCCTGGTGGCAGGTATGGGCTTGGTGCACCCGCTGATGCTGCAGTCGAGCAACTGGGCCGCATGATGTTCAGCAACGCCAGCGCTGGTGGTGCCTTCCGTGGTCAGTTGAGTCCAGAGAACCAGACTGCGGTCATCGGTGCTGCAATGCAGAACATGTTACCCTACCTAATCCCACAGATACAGCAATTCCAGGCTGCACAGTTCCTTGCTCCGCAGTCTCTGTTTAACTTGGCCCGCGCATCGGCAGACTACTGGAACCGTGCCTTGGGTGCTCAGTCTGATACAAGCTCGACGAGCTTCGGGTTTAATGTGTTAGGTAATCCCGTTAGTATGTCGTTTGGTGGTGGTAGTGGTAGCTCGGCAGGTGGTGCAGCTACCTCTGCTTTCATCCCTGGTGGCATCTAAGGAGTCAACGTAAATGAATGACTATGAAGCACTGGTAAACAGGCTCGCACCACATCCTGGGCCAGCCCCCACTACCTTTAACATTCTTGGTTTCAGGTTTGGTGAGCCTGCTAGGCAACAGTGGGAAAATGATCTTGCATTGCACAACTCCATCAAGCAACTCGTGCTTGAGGATCAGCTTAAGAAAATCACTGATCCGTTCTATCGTGCTACACTGTCTGACCTTGCCTTAATCAGTGGTAAACCTGTTGAGGACCTCGCCCTGCCATCCCAGATCAAGATCAACAAGGAGCTTACTCCATCTGTCGTACCGCACTACAGTATCCCAGACGTAATACCGAGTATCCGTCCAATGTCCACTGGCTACAACGTTGTTGAGCGTCAAGGGCCACCCACGCTACAACCCCGTTTTACCGCTGATGAACTCGCGTGGTTGGAGCGTATGGCTCCTGAGGAATTCCATGCGCGGTTCGGTACGCTAGATTATGTGGACCGTGAAGAGCTTCTAGCCCATATGCGAGAAGCGAAGGACCTTGTTTATCCACCTCCATCGACCGGCATCGAACCATTCCTGCGCGAAGCTCCGCGTATGCGAGTTATGGAGCAACCTGGCGCTCCACTTGAGACCACGACACGGACTGTCGATCCCAATGCTCCACTCACAGATGTTCAAAAGGCCCTTGGCCGAGCCATACTCGAACGTGAGGAGAAGTGGCCACGCCAGCATGCGATGAACCAGTGGGAGATGCTTGCATCGGCACTTGGTACTCCACAGGCTGCTAAACTACTTGCTGATGATCTCGAATCACGAATTAAGCAACGTGAGGCAGCAGCTAACTTGTCCACATCTCGTATCGCTGTCAACGAAGCACGTGCTAAGGACTACTTGGCACGTGTTGGATTGACTGATGCACAGAAGGACCGGATAAGACAGCTTGTTGATGCACAACAGGCCCTACTCGAAGCACAAGCTGATCTTGCACGACAACGTGCGTCAGGTTCTAAGACTCAAACCGACATTGCGCAGCAACGCCTGAACTTCGATAAGTACAAGTTTGCTACAATAGCAAAGTACATTCTCTCGACACAGAACTTACCGAACGAGGTAAGAGATGAACTCGCCCGTGACATTCTTCGGACACTTGGTATTGAAACCGAGGGCGGACTGTGGGAGAGTGCACTGGAAAAGTTAATCGAGGAGTCTCTTGGTACCAGGGCGAAAATGGAGAAGGTTCCATCCCCCTTCGAGCCTAGTGTACAGACACAGGCTAAGCCACAGGAGCAACCAGTACGACCTGGCAAGGAGGAAGAAGAGCGACCTGACCTCTCGAACTTACCCCCTGCACCAGTCGGTACTCGCAAGCTCGACAAGATAACTGGTCATGTGGCCATCATGACAAAGGATGGATGGAAGTGGCTTGACGGATGGACACCCAAAAAGAAATAGTCACTCAACTTGAGTACAACAAGTACTTGTACGACGTGGTGGAGTCTAACCGCAAGAGCCGCCAGAAGGTTATCACTCGCCCTGATCCGTCCGATCCACGCTTCTCTGAGGAAGCGGAGTTAGAGCGCCAACGGAAACTTATGGAACGTTCAGATAAGCGTCAGGCTAAGGATGACTTGGCTGACCGCTTCGTCGATGTGACACCAGACATACAGGATCGGTTTGTCGATGTCACACAAGATGCGTCAGATCGATTCGTCGATGTAGTAGACGAACCAAAGACACTGGGTCAACGTATCTACGACTATGTGGCGCCACGCCTCAACCTCCCGCAGGAGCAACCCAAGCGTGAGTCGACGATACCGTCGCTTGTACAAGGTTCTGTTGAGGACGTACAAGTGCGTCCATCGTGGCGTGATGAGTTGCGTCAATATGAAGCGATAAAGCAGCAGGGTGGCGACATCGACAACTGGCGAGCTAAGGCTATACTTGGATTGTCAGGTGCGTCACGTCTGATACCAGAGTCTGTAAGGAATCTGGGTAGTCGATTCTACGAAGATGCCCTCCGACCAATAGGGGAAGCTCAGGAAGAGTACATCAGTGGTCCCTTCAGGCGGTGGATGTTCAAGGAGGACCCCTTTGTCACCCTGAGTCGCCAGGAGCCAGACTTACTCACAGCACCTGCTTCCGACATTATCAATCACTGGAAGAAGGTTGCGGCTGTCACACTGTTTGCTGATCCACTTGCGGCGGTGATGCCACTTGGGCGAGCGAAGCCACAGGTTGGTCATCCCACGCCGCCTGAAGTACCCCCAACCATACAGGAGCCATTGTCCAATGCTGTAAAGGCAGTTGAGCAAGCACCTGTTGAGCCTAAGCCTGGTTTCCTTAAAACTGCTGAAGACAAGCTCGCGGAGCAGCTTGCCGCCCGTGACAAGGCGAAGGTCGAGTTAGAGAAGCAACTAGAGTCAAACCCCAAACCACCTGTACCTGACACACCTGAACTTGACCCACTTGTCAAGCAACCGGAGCAAGCTGGTCCAAGCACGTCTGCACCTACCTACACAGGTGAACGTACCTTCACGCAGCGTGACCCACGTAAGTGGGAACTCGCCCTCATGCAGGCTCTCGATGCACTCGCTCGTACAGGACCATATGGCGAACGCTTGGCTAGCTTGTTGCACTATGTCAAGGACTATGCTGAGCAGGCAGCGGTCGAGAATGCTCTGGATGTACGCAAGTTGTTCTCCAAGTACTTCGAGACACCGGCGAAGGTACGCAACAGGCTCACTGCCATAGACCAGGAACCCACGCTCTTCCGCAAGATACAGCGCCTTGTCAATACGTCCCATGCAGACTATGGTCTGACACAGAAACAGAATGACGCTATCGTTGCCTTGCTCAACGCTGGGCTTGATGTCAACAAGGTCTCTGCGAAGGCACGCGAGACATTGCCAGTCACTGACCCACGTATACAGGCACTAGCACAGGATTACTGGAAGGTAGCAACAGGTCGCGTGTCATTCGACCCGCGCTCCCGATTGTTGACTGTGCGTGACTACATCACAGGGAAGGAGTATCCTGTTGGTGAACCCTCTCCATTCTGGCCCCATCAGGTTATAGACAAGGAACGCTTGGACGAACTCTCGGAAGCAACGCTTAAGAAAGTGTGGATGCGTGGCAACTACGAGGAAGCTGGCATCTCGTTCAAGCAGTTCAAGCGCATGTTGCCCACATTGATGCGTACCGATGACCCAGCATTCCGGTTGCGCCGGTTCGCTGGCTTGGAGCATGCTCGTCTCTTGACACCTGAGCTACTCGTCGAGGAGGCCAACTCTCGTGGCATCACGGAAGTGGACATGCTCCGCAAGCTGGGCTACGAGACAGATACCATCCGCATGCCACTCAAGTACAACTACTACGGGTTCAAGCGCCTTGCCACGAAGGAGTATGAGAAGGAGTTCGAGTTACTCCAAGACCAACTCCAAGCTGAGTACCCAGACTCGCCCAAGACCAAGAAGTGGATCACGGAGATCATTGATCGAACACAAGGTATCTCGCCACGCGAGGACATGTTCGATCACAACTCCAATATCTTCGGTATGGTCCAGGCCATTGCTTATCCAGCCTTCCTCAAGGCAAGCTGGCGTCAGAACTTCATGTTGCAGCCTACGTATGCTGTGCTGTACAATGGCTTCACACCCGTGGTCAAAGCCTACTGGCAGCATATCGGTAAGCAAATCGGGTTGAATGATGCACAGATCGCTGAGCTTGCCGAGCGGAGTGCAGCCAACTTTCCTGGATACTTGACTGAGCACCATGCCCCTGGTGGCATACTCGAACAGTATGCAAAGACAGCGCTTGAGTGGAACTGGTTCCACCACAGCGACATGGGGTCGAGGCAACTCTTTGCCATATCCGGCGTGTTCAACTTCCGTGAAATTGCCCACCAGTTCTGGAAGAACCCCGCAGACCCGAAGTGGAAGAACTTCATCAAACAGTACAATATCAACCCAGAGGAACTCTACAAGGACCTGGCTGCACAGCCAAAGGAGACGTGGGTCAACGGTGTGCCTGTCCCTCCTGACAAGTACTTCAAGCGTGTTGCCCAGGTTGCAGCGAACCGTGCTGCTGGTCGCACTGGTATCGAGCACCTACCGCTGTGGGCATCGGGTGACAGCACGGCAGCCAAGCTGTTCTTGATGCTCAAGCGTCAGATCATTGCCAATGAGAGCAACTTGGTCAATATGTTGGTCAATGCTCCATCGCTGGGTGTCGGCCTGAAGCGTGTCCTTCAAACCATATTTGGTGCTACCGCAGCGGGCTTTATGTACAACGGTGTCAGCAACTGGATCATGCAGAAGCCCTTCATGGATGTCAATGAGTCCCTCAAGAAGGCGTTCGGTGGCCACGAGGGAGCAGCACTGTTCGCCAAGTCGCTCCTGCTTGGACTCGGTACACTGTCTGCCGGTATGGTTCTGACCGGTCTCAACATCGCAGGCGGCAATACGTTCGGTGGTGCCGCCTACACGTTGGCCGGACCCGCTGCGTCAACGCTCATCGATGAGACAATCAACAATATCGTCCACGGACAACCTCTCCGTGCTCTTAGCCGTCTACAACCGTTCGAGTCACCCTACGTCATCTACAAGCGTGAGGAGCAAGCTGCGAAGGAAGCCAAGAAGCACCGTAGCGTGAATTTGCCCAACATCTTCCGTATGAGACCAAAGGAGGACTAATGTACAAACACCTTAAGCCAGGTGTTGCCTACTCGAAGGACGGCATCACGCTCGACCTCCTTGATGGATTACTTGGAGCAGCACACGTCTATGGTCAACATGGCTACGACTTCGTTGTGACTTCACTTGGTGATGGTACACACAAGGAGAACAGCCTACACTACGTTGGCCGTGCTGCCGACCTGCGTGTGCGTCACATACCCGTCGAGAAGCGGCAGGCGTTGCTACGCGCCATACGCGCCGCACTCACGCCACAGTATGACGTGATCCTTGAGTCAGATCATATTCACCTAGAGTATGACCCCAAGTAGGAGGTACTATGCAACTCGTCGATGCACAGACTGTGCGGTTGCGTGCCCAGTTCACTGAGCCTACCAAGTCTGTCGATAACTCTGCACTGACAGACTTGAAACACACCACGGTATATGGTCGTGCCAACGGTGGACCTGTTGTTGCACTCATCACCAACCCTGCTACCAGTCCAAGTGGTGGTGGTTCAGTCTCGCTCGATATACTGGTCAATGCTCCCTCTGGTGTTGTGACCAACTGGGAGTTCTGGGCCACAGCTACGGACATCACAGGGAATGAGGGTCCTGCCAGTAACACTGTCAACCTGTCAATTGATCGTGTCGGACCAGCTGCACCAACGGGTTTTACCGTTGGCTAAGGGTACTCGTTGAGAGACTCTTAGCCCTGTTGATGAGGCTGTGATGGACCAAGAAACGATACACGATATACACAATAGGTTACATACCATAGAGCAGGATGTCAAGCAGGTCCTGGCACACACCGAGCATCTGTCGTGGCTCAAGTGGCATATACGGGCACTGTGGGCTGCTATGCTTGGTTTGCTCGGTATCAAGACACTACATGGGTGAGATATGTTTACTGGGTTGATACAGACCATCGTTGGCGGGATAGACTCCATCCTGGATAAGTTTATCCCAGATGCCAATGTACGCGAGCAAACCAGACAGGCCATCATGAACGAGGCCCTCAACTGGGCCAAGCTCGAAGCGCAAGACCGCGACTCCGCACGTAGGCGTGAGGCTGAGACGAAGGACCCTACCACACGCGAACTTGCGTGGGTCTACACCATTGGCTACTTCGGTTGCTTAGCTGCACTACTCTTCGGCTGGGTCCAAGTCACAGAGAGCATGCGTGGCCTGGTCGATGTCCTCTTCGGTGTATTGACCGCTGGCCAGTACAGCATCATGGCCTACTACTTTGGTTCCAGCCAGGGGTCAGCACACAAAGATAGCGTGATCGGCAACATCGTCAGCAACGGTAAACACTAAGGTACAACACACATGGCCCCCTGCGCCTGTACGGTACAGGGGGCCTTTGTGTTTCTACTCGTCAACACGCACACACTTCCACTCCACACGCACACCGTCCTGCGTCAACCACTGTTCGAGTATCTTACCGAGTATCGTACATGTCTCTGCATCGTAGCGTGTGACCGCCGGTAGCTCGACACGATCATGGGCAAAGATGAGCGTGATGACGAGCACATAGTGGGTCATACTAGCTTTAGCTGTGTGGGTTCACTGCGCGTCTCCTGCAATCGTTGTGCGACCAGTGTGGCATACCCAGCAATGTCTGTCCAACTATCGACATACGCTGGGTCACCGTTGATGATACGTGCCATCTTGTGGCAGATCATGTCCAGGGCCTCACGCATGTCTGCATCGAGTTGCTTCTTGTTCTGGTACAGGAACTGTGCCACGACAGACTTGAGTGTCTGTGCGACAATGGCGTGGTCCTTGAAGGACCCGTAGCGTGTCCCTCGTTCGGTGAGTACCTTATTGATGTCCATATGCCAGGCGTCCCTCCCTCATCTCCTTCCACCCAAGTATCATGCCGTCCCACCTATAACCCCAGACACGGCAGGCATTATAATCTAGCATGACCATCAGGCGAAGCAGTTCTGCGGAGTCAAGATACACTGTTGTAGCACCAACTTCCAGTATCAACTCATCCTTACCTGGCTTAGCAATAATCTCACCAGGCTTGGCCACCTGCTTCGGATCAGCTTGCTTTATGGCTGGCTTTGCCACGTTTCGCCTTCTTTGTTTTCGTTGTGGTGTTGCCACGCTTACCCTCCTTCGCTCGCTTCGTTGCACGCACCTGACGCATCACGTCCTTGATGTACGCTTCGAGGTCGCTCGGTGACACACTAGCTGGGATACGCCACGCATAGTAGCTGATGATGACATCGTGTGGTGCATCGTCAGGCATCGCCACGACCTGGTAGCCAAGGTCCACCAATGCTGCTGCCAACGTCGGACTCCAAATATCACGCCCAAGCATCACTGTCAACGAATCATCCATGCACGCCTCCTTATGCTTTGATCTCTCTGATGAGATGCTTTGTCCGTAGGTAGAGAGACTGTAAGCCCAGTGTATCAGACTCACACCGGGCCACCATGGTCTTCATGGCTTTCTTCGGGTTAGACAAGACTTGGTTCCACTCATCGGCACTCACAGACATCTTACGTACAACGTCTATGTTGTCTGTATCTGTTGATTCACCTGTCTTGTCTATGCGTAGCCAGTCGAGTAGGTGGGCCTGGCTACGTCTTGCTGTGGCGAGGTTGGCCTTGAGTGTGTAGTACAAGTCAATGTGCTTCTGTCGCTCAAGCGGGTCGAGACCCCACTTGAGCAACCTGGTGTTGATCATCGGGAAGTCGAAGCTCTTCCCGTAGTACGAGACCCAACAATCGAAGCGACGCAGCATCTCGGCAGCCTGGTGGACCACACCCTTGTCCTGCCCAGGTCGTGTGATGCTGAACGTGACGGCATCCTTGTGTATGGGTCGTATGCTGATACACAGTACACTGTTGTAGTCTCCCTTGAGGCCAGTTGACTCAATGTCGAAGAAGCACAATGTACCGGCTTGCTCAACCAGCCTCAGGAAGTCTTGTGCGTCGATGTGCATAAGCCTCCGTATTAGTAGCGCTCGATACCATGTGCCTTGAGGGTGTCGCCCAGTTCACACATGAAGTTGTACAACGCTTGCGCCTTATCTTGTCCACCACAGGGGTTCGCGGTGAACTTATCTCGCACCGTCAAGTTGTAGTAGCACATACGACGGAGCATCATTGCCTCCTTTTCAGAGAGAACGATGGTGATGTCCCTCGTTGCTGGTATTTCCTGCACAGTGACATTCATCCTTGAACCTCCTTTGTGTTAAAGTACTCCTTCGGTGTCATCTTGTGTCCACCTTGCTCTGGTGGCAGGATGACCTCGAAGTCTGCTGGGAATGTAGTTGCTTGGCCGTTGATTATGTGCGGTCGTTCGACAATGGACTTGATGCCATCGAATACCTCCTTGGTCAATCGTGCCTGTGTGATATACCACTTCTGCGAATCGTGCATGCCCCAGCCCCACCTGAGGAAGGGGTAGCGTTCCTTGAGTAGTACGATGGTCGTGTTGAAGATGTCTGATACGGCACCCTGCATTGGGTAGTCAAGACCCTCACGCCGACGTTGGTCACCACCGCTGAGGAACCTCCGTGGCCGCCCCATGAAGGTACGGATCAACGAGGTCTGCTTCACCTCCTGCTCCAACTTGATACGCCATGAGTAGTAGGCTGGATCAGATGCAGCCAGCTTATTCAATGCCTGCTTCAACTCGTTAGCATTGAGACCGAACGAGGCAGCAGCTTGTGCAGCATGCGCCCCAGTCCCGCCGTACCACATCTCGTATCGCCCCTGCTTGGCGAAGACCCGACGCGGGTCATCCTTCCCCTTCCAGTTGTACTTTGCCCTCCACTCCGCACATGATGGTGCCTTGTGTGGGTCAACCAGGTCTGGCGGGAAGTCGTAGCCGAACATGAAGCACACGGTCCACGTATGCAGGTCGAAGCCCTCGTCGAAGGTGGACTTGAGTAGGGTTGACCCTGTGAGGGCCTGCAAGATACGTGGCTCTATGGCACTCCAGTCCCATGAGAGACATACTTCATCCGGCTCTGGACACACCAGGTCACGCAGGTCAGCCGGTAGCTGAGCCAGCGGTGGGTTGGTGGTACTCCACCGCCCTGTCTTCTGTGCATGGATTGCGAAGTTGGGGTAGATACGCTCTACCACGTCCTCACTCTTGATACCGTTCTTCCAGTATGCCTCCCGTGCCTTACGTTTATCACCACTCTTGGTGGCATCATACACACCCTTGCACAGGCCGACGATATAGTTGTTGACAGTGTGCCATGTGCTGGCCCATAGTGCTCGACATTCGAGTATTGGGTCTGCACCTTGTCTGACACGACCTAGTACACTGACATGTTTCTCATCATCCTTGTCGAAGGTCAGTTCGAGTGATGTATCAACTGGAAGTATAGTCTGTCTTAGTGTGTTGATGGCATCATCGTTGGTCGTCGGTTGCTTGGTGTCCTTGTTGACCTGTAGTGGGTAGTTCATCTCATCGTACAGGTACTCTTTGAGTTTAACACCACTATTCAGGTTGATCGGATAACCGACCATCAACTGTGCGTAAGCCTCGACACGCTTGGCCATGGTGTGGTAGGTATCGAATACCTCACACACACGTTGCTTGTTGACACGTATGCCGCTCCTCCTAGCTTCCAGAAGGATAGGTAGTAGCTTCAGCGACTGCTCACGGTAGATGGTCTCTGCAGCAGGGTCAGCCTTGAAGCCACTAACCATGCCTTGCCACACCGCGTGTGTATCAACCACGTCACCGTAGTTGTACAACAGTGGGTCTACCTTGGCTAGGTGCTTGAACTTCCTGTGCTTGCCATAGATGGATGCCAGGAATTCTAGGTCATGCGGTAACTCGCACCAGAGTACAGCATGTGCCAACATACTGTCCTCGACTCGCTTGTATTGCCATGGATGCAAGTCCAGGGTATCCTCAAGCACGGGTATATCGGCCATGGCATTGTGGAAGACCACAGGCACTGACCATGCAATGGTGTGTACGCAGTGCCGCATCATCTCCCGCACCTGCGTCGATGCCTCAGCCCAGTTGACTGAGTAGACCTTCAGCTTACCATCTTTGTAGATACCTATACCAAGTAATGTCAAGTATAGGGTCGTTGGGTCATACTCAGTATCGATGACAACATACTCAGCCTGCTTGGCGGCCTTCTCGAATTCGCCCACCAGGTTGACATCAATGTACTCAATGTCAACGACGACCCACTCAGGGTATGGGGCTGGATATGTACCTACACGGAGCGAGTAGATACGCCGCCAGTCGAGCAGCGAAACCCACTTCATCAATGGGTCCCTGAAGGTGTCTGCAATGTGTACGGTGGCATACGTCGGTATGTTCCACCGCGTTGCTGGCACCAGGTAGCCACGCCACGCATGCACTGACGTCTGGGTACCCATGGCGTACTCAAGTGCCAGTTTGCCTTGAGTGATGACCAACTTGGCATCTTGTGGTATACTCAAGTGTGCTTGTGTGCAGTGTTGTACTGCTTGTTCCAGTATGTCACCAGGTGGTAACTCATTGGAATGACCATATCGACACTTGAGTACATTGCAGACACTAACCTCCTCGCGGGACAGACCAGCGAGTGGTAGGTAGGTCTCGTTGAGTGCTTGACCTGTCTTACCACATGCTGGTCGCCCTTGTCTTTCCTCCTCTGCACCAGGGTTCTGCATCAGTACGTACACCTCTGACCCAGGGACAATCTCATCTGGGACGTAGTACGTACTCGCGCTGTAGAGCGGGCAACCCTGGCAACTTGATGGTTTAGTGATCGGCATGGTTATGTTTCTTGATGTATGACCGCATCTCGGCACGAGCAGCGGTCAAGGCGTTGATTGCCTCCTCCAAGACCTTATCGACTTGGATGATCTTATCCCATGCGTCCTTCAGTTCCTTGACTAGTAGTTCCTTGCTCTCTAGGATAACCATATCACTTACCATCCTTGAGGATGACGTAGGCCAGGTATCCTAGAAGGGCGATGACTAGTACGATTAAGATAGCTGCTGTCATGGCTGACCTCCCTTATGACTTGATTGAGCGGCCCATGATGAAGAACACCACAGCGATGAATGCTCCAACACCCAACAGTGCCAGTGAGTCGAACATGTGGACCTCCTTTCGTGTTACTTCACCTTCCCAATGGACTGGACATAGTTCGATGCCTTCCATCCCTTCTCCCTATACTCCTTTGCCTCTGCCTCAGTCTTGGCATCGAAGTACGTCTTCTTGCCGTCGATGGGGCTTGGGTCACTGGCAAAGGTCTCCGTGATGAAGGCACCCACGGGGTATGTGGTAAACTTCTGCAACACATCACCTACCTTCAGTTGAGCCAACTGTTCTTCGTCCTTGATGTCTGGGTACAGCACACGTACCATCTGGCTGTACAGTCTGAACTCACGATCAAGGCGACCAGTCGAGGTACGTCCTACCTCACTGCTCACGTAGAATGACACTGTACCTACCTTCTTGTCCTCCTTGAGCACATCGGCCTTGCAGTTGATCACTAACCGTCCCTTGGCATTCCGGTTTGCACTGAAACTCGTACCCTGGATTTTGTAGTAGTTCGTGGGTACAGTACGGAATGCATTGGCTTCAGCCAACGCAGAGGCGCTGGCCGTCTCATTGAACAGTTCTTCGAGGGACACAGGAGTTACATCAGACATATACTATCCTTTCTGCTGCGTTGCAGCGGGTTGAGGTTGAACTTGAGCATGTTCTGCGATGGTATCGACAATGAGCTTCCACCCACCTGGGCCATTCGGTAGAGCAATGTCCTTGACGATCTGCTTTGCTAGGCGCTGGCGAACTACGATTGTTGAGTTTGGTGCAATGATGAGTTTACGCGAAACGGTTGCCGGTCCCACCACATCTGCTTGGAGATAGGCAACGAAGTCGAACCAGCCTGCACTACCTACTGCTTGTCTTCCCGGTAAGTCGGGTGAGATGTACGTGCGTTGTGTCACAGCATCAACACTACGGTCACTTGGACACACAGCCAGGACACGCTCCGCTGTGTTACGCAGTAGTGTCATCGCTGTGTCCATCTCCCTGTGGAACTCACCCCACTCGTTGCTCTCCTTCGTGATACGTGGCAGGCGGTCGGCACCAATAACAGACTTCATCACAGCCTTACCTAGGACACTGATAGAGTCTAGGCCAACAGCACGGAGCTTCTTCCCTGCATAGTCACGGCAGAATGCCTTGAAGTCATCGTATGTCTCAAGTGTCTCACCGATTTCTCCAAGACCGAAGCTACGCACACTTGCTGCACCATCCTCACCAGCCATGTTGACGAAGCACACGGGGCCATGTTGCCGCTCATGTGCCAGCATATCGCCAATCAGGTATGTCTTCCCTGATGCTCGTATACCATGGACCATCATGGTAAACGAGTTGGTTAGTTGTAAGTCTAAGTTGAACTTGATCCTTGCCATTCTAGCTCCTCAATGCACAGTTACTGTATCACCTGGGTCATGTTGGTACTCGATCCATGCCAAGTGTGTCAACATGAAGTAATCGATAGCCTTATCCATGTTGAACATTGGTATTGCTTCACCACGCTTTGCTGCCTCCCTGTATGTCCACCTGATCATATGTGGGAGGTGGTCCCACAGGAGTTGACGACGCATGACGAGTTGGACATCATTGCCGTTCTCGTCAACACCAGGAACCACATCATCCCAACAGACATACTTCTGTAGCATGTCACACCTACGTGTCACTGTCTGTCATAGTTACTTATGCTGTGTCTGGACCTCGACACTACCCTGACACCCTGGTTCCACAATCACGAAGCCCTTGTACATGTACACGCACGGCCTCGACACCGCAGCCGGTGTCTGTTCGGCGTTATCGTGCACCACGACATGCCTCGTACACCCAGATAGAAGGAAAAGTGTAATGAAAACAAGCACTTGCATATACCTCACCCCTTTGTTGATATATCTAAGTTGTTGATTCTACTGCATAAATACTCGATTTTGACCGCCAAAACCACCATTTTGTGAAAAGAAAATTTCCAACCCATGGTTTACTATGGACTCGGATTTTTCTTTTCAGATTAGAAAGGGGTGGTCTGTAAGTATGCGAAATACAAGCCCCATTTCTATGGAGTTTTTCCATAGTTGGAAAAGAAGGGGTGTTTTGACGCATATCTCAGGCAACCTTGGCCTTCCAGTTTGGGTTGCCACCCACACCCGCCCGTCCTGGGTCCTTCCCCATCCTGTAGGGCCACAGGGCACAGGTCTTGATGTGGCAGGTATCCACGAGTTGCTTGTGGCCCCCGCTACAGTCTATACACTTAGCACGTATTGCCCTCAGTACACTGGTCATGGTCAGTTCCCTCGACATAGCTACACCCCTTCTTGCACACCCTCAGGGACATGCGATGCCGTACCAGTCTTGTGTATACGCCACCGCCTACCACGGTTGACACGCATCTTGTAGTTGAGGGCACCTTGGAGGTCATACCCATGGCTGGCTGCCATGTGGCTCAACACAATGATGATGTCGGCCATCTCCTCAGGTATCACACCATACTCAGTATCGTGTTGTATGTACCGTGCCAGTTCACCCACCTCCTCGATCAACTTAGCCAGACACGCTAACTGCGATGGTCTATCGAAGGTCTCCACAGCCCATTTACCGATACTCTCGAAGGTCTCATCCATTCATACACCTCCATCCGGTAAGTTAAGTTGTACATAATCACGTTGCATCAACTCTGGGTCGAAGTGGTACTCGAAGCATGCCTTGTACATCGGACACCACCCGAACTTATCACGGTGTGTCATGGCTTGGCGTGGTGGTATCTCGTCCTCATGGAGCAACACTATATCCCGACTTACTTCTTGTGCAGATATTAGCCACGTCCGGTGTACCTCTGGCCCATAGACCCACCCTACTGACTTAATCCTGAACGGAGCACCAACAACAAGAAAAAGATAGCTATACACAGTGTGATCGTCAGATAGACCAAGATACTGGCGATAAGCATGAGCATACTGCATGAACTGAGCACTGTAATGATACTCTTCGATTGTGTCATTCTCCCACCTACTGTCAAGTGAGGACTTGTACTTGATGTCACCCACAAAGGGAAACCCATCTGGTGTCACACCAGCTAGGTCAGGCCGACATGAGTAGTCCTCGATGGTGAACTCGACATGCTCGACCTTCCAGTGTGTACGTAGGGGTGTCTGTAGGGCATACAGTGGGATGACACGTTGTAGCTCACTGGTACATGCTTCCTTAGTTCCCTCCCGGAATACCACACCCTGCTCGACACAGTAGTCATACTGTGTATTGAACACACCCACTGCTGTATCGACAGCAACCTGTTGGAACTCCTTGGACACGAGTAGGTCAGTATCACCAGCCTTGATACAATTGTGTAATACCTCAACACCCCGTGCAAAGGCAGTACCACGTAGGCGTGCACTCAACGAGTTACCAGCCTCACGTTGCTCCCACTTATCGACATACGTGAGTTGATACAACATAGGACAGCGGTCATAGACCTGTTGCCTTGACGGTGACTCAAGTATCTTGGGCATAGCGGGCACCTCCAACGTCGGGTTTGCGGACCGGTGTTAGACACGAACCGGTCCGCCGTGAGTCAGGTGTGCCGAAAAGGAGACAGGTAGTGTTGCATAAATGACACATGGTGACTCAAAACTCAAATTTACGTGTCTAAGGCTAACAGAGGGAGTCTGGCCGCCGCCCCATACGGGGACGGGCGGCCTTTTTTGTTTGAGCCTATCCAACCTGTTGCTCCTCCTGCCTTGTTACCTTCTCTGTACAGTCTGTTACCTTGAGACCAACAATACGCATAAAAAGTCTATGGTAGAACTCACATGTCTCCTTATCCCTCCATTCCATGGTGATCGAGGACCCGTCTGGTGATATGATGACCAGCCACCAGACAAGCAGAGGTATCAGCATGACCCGTGTCGTGACAGCCAATGAGTACATCACACTGCCTCGACCACAACTTGACTGGCTCGTTCCATCGTACATACCACATCCTGGCGTTGTCTTGATTCTTGGTGAACCAAAAGCTGGTAAGAGCTTCCTCGCACTCCAGATTGGCTTACACATAGCCGGTGGCCTTCCTTTCATTCAGCGGCCTGTCGTCCAGGCACCTGTGTTATATCTACAGTTCGATACAAGTGAGACAGTATGGCGTCAACGCTTGGCCCAACTACAAGCCAGTGGTGTCACACTACCCAACAACTTCTACATGCTCCACCCTGATGATCAACCGATACATATCAATATACTGACACATGAAACACAGTCCATCATAAGACAAGCCCTCGATGCGTGTCAACCCAAGCTGGTCATCGTCGATGTCCTGCGTGAGTGCCATAATGAGGACGAGCAGGACTCCACCAGCATGAAACGTGTCGGCGACCAGTTGATGCAACTCTTCTATGGCCGTACACTGTTGTTGATCCATCACACCCATAAGTTATACGAGAGCTATGGCCCACCATCACCCATCAATGCCGCACGAGGGTCGAGTTATATCACAGGCAAGGCTGACGCTATCTGGTTATTGCACAACAATATCCTCTCTATCGCATCTCGCTTCCATCACGATGAGCGCCACCACGTCAAGCGCAAGACCAATGGTCTGTGGGAGATAGCCTAATCTACCACACTCGATGGACAACATGATGGTGCATATATCTTGTACCACCTACGTAGCAAGTACTTGGCATGACGTAGCTTGCGTGCAACATGTGTCTGCGATACACCCAGTTTCTGAGCTATATCTCGTTGTGATATGCCTTCGATGAAGTTCCACTGTACCAGTGTACGTAGCCGTGGTGGTAGTGACCTCATAGCAGCATTATATCTCGCATCGGCTATATCGTTGCTCTCATCCTGTTCTATCGTAGGTGCCTCACGTTGATGCAATGCCCGTATCTCGACAGCATTGACTATCTCAGGATCAGATAGGCTCTCAAGCACACCACGAGAGAGTATATCGCGGCTCGTGGAGTTGTCACGGATGTAGTTACGTATACGGTTTATCAGAGCTGAGGTTACATATGACCTCAGCTTGGCCCTATCGTGGATATATCGTTGGCATATGACGGGCCATAGATCGATATACAGTTGTTCGAGTATATCGTGATCCAAGTATGGAAACATGGGGCGCACAACACGTAGGGCATACGGTTTGTGCGTGATGAAGTCCTGAGCTAGTCTATCATCCATGTGTATACCATTGTCAGACCTCCTTAACTAGTAGGATATGGTGGAACCTATCTAGCAACATCCGGCATTCGGGAACACGAATACTTCCCGAAAGCTATCATCGGGGACTATCCAGGTACGTGTCGGCTCAACATTGAGAGCCTCGCAGTGTGCACCAATAGTTTCCAGAATCATGTTATTGGCATCTGCCGCGCACGTTGCAATGACCAATAGGCTACCACCAGAATGGTAATGCTCACTGACGTGCGGGATTTCGTGCCAGAGGTACGCAAACATTGTTACTCCTCTCTTAAAGGTGCTTCTCGATGTACGTTGCAATCTCGTTGAACGTACACTCTTCATCATTCAAGTATTCTATGTGTTGGGCCTCACCAGGTGTTAGACCAGCCCAATCTAGTACAGCATACGGTGCAGAAACAGTGTATCCTTCATCACCATACACGATATGCAGTACATGTACTCCGTCTTCCTCGAAGACCGGTCTAGCTTGAATGACCCCGTGCTCTGCCGCAATATCGCATAGCACACCCATTGCACACCGGGCGTCACCAGTAGCAAGTACGTGGGTTGTTTGACGTATGCCGCTTCTGAGTCTACTTATCCACTCCCTCTTAATATCTTGTCTCATATATGTTATCCCTATAGGTTATTTTCGATATACGTAGCAATCTCTTCAAACGTACAATCCTCGTCATTCAAGCATTCTATGTTACGTAACTCGTCACGTGTGATGCATGCCCATCCTAAGATAGGTGTAGGTGCATCGCATCTATATCCGCCATAGTATGTTCTCTCCTCGGGTGTAACTACCTTGAAAGTAACACCGTGTTCAACAGCAATATCACAGAGAACACCCACTGCACAACGTGCGTCACCGCGTGCAAGCATACCTTTTACCTGTGGTATACCACTTCTCAGCCTCTTGACCCACTCTTGTTTGATATCGTGCCTCATATATTCCCCTAGTACTGTCTACATCACAAGTGTTCATCGATGAACTTAGCAATAACGGCAAATGAGGCTCCGTCATCGTTCATTTCACCTATCGTTGCAAGGTAATATTGACCAACGTCAGACCAATCATAGACTTCGGGTGGCACTAAATCCACGTAATTGCCTCCATAGACGACTAAACCGTCTTTTTCTATCCTTCTAGTTGTTATCCCAAGGTCAACCGCTATATCGCAGAGCACGCCTATGGCGCATCGCGCATCACCTTTGCCGAGCACACGCTTGACCTGTGGGATGCCACTACGTAACCTCGTAATCCACTCTTGTTTAATATCCGCCCGCATACGTCCTCCCACTTACAGGTACTTGTCTATGAACCCGGCAATGGTCTCGAACGAGTCACCACGATCATTCAATGTCTCTACCAATGTGATGTCCTCTTGCCTAAGATTGGCCCATTGCTGTATATGAAGCGGGATCGCGTGTACACCCTCACCATCATATACCACAGTACCAGACTCAGGCCTAATCTCTTTGGTAGTAACTCCTTGCTCCACAGCCACGTCACAGAGTACACCAAGAGCGCAACGAGCATCACCGATCCCCAGCTTACCCCTGATTTGCGGGACACCGCTACGTAACTTCTCAATCCATGCCTTCTTTACATCATCACGCATATGTCCTCCAACATATTATGTGTGGGCCACCCTCTCGTAGTGGCCCACACCGCAGCGCATGTCTGGTTGTTGTTGTTAATCCTCGTTCGTTTCTCCTCCACACACAGTTTCCGGTGAACCACCAGGAATGGTGGTAGCTACCGACTTGAAGTACTTCCAAGCTGCTTCTGCGTACTTCACATAGGTTACAGTAACACCTCCTTCCATTTCAACCCGCACATGTCTACGTTCACCATCTCGCGTTACCTTGATGACCTTATCGGGATTGATTACTGTACGCCCAATGCGGATCATACAACCCTCCTTGCTAGATTGTATTACCTGTAATACTTACCCACAAATCGGCACAATCAATGCACAGGCATCCACCTGCTTCGGCAATGTACACAATCCCATATGGGTTCTCGTCGAACGATGCTACTAGATGCCCATATGTAAGACATGATATACATTGCCTTAGTATTGAAGCAGCCTCCGTACTCTCACCATGCTTCTGTGTATGGGTACGAGTACTTTTTTTTTAAGCCGCTTCAATAGTTTCTTACCAACTTTGCCCATCACCTCCTTCTGTTGTGGGAGAACAATAGTACACTTACCATCATCACCAAACACATAGTCTGGTTGGTACGATGGTAGATAGTTTGCTGGCCTCCTGAGATACTCATCAATGTTAAACTGTTGTTGCACAACTACAGGACTACCGAAGTTAAAGTCACCTACCTCTACACATGTGTGATTATGTACACGATATAGGTGTCCCTCTCGTGTATCGACACGTACATGGTCAGTAAATCCAGACAAGTGCAGGGCATCATATAGGCTATATGAACTACTTGACCATACGATACCATATGGTACACTAGTACCCAGCTGTGCTACTTCTAGGTCACTCATACGTGCTCGACCAAGGTATATGGTATCAGGTTCATCTACCTTTGTGTAGGTGACAGTACCAACACCATGTAGTTCATCAAGTGGTAGATTGTCAGCAATATGCCTAAATATGTGCTCACTATCTACCTCACAGTCACGTTGGTACTTTGCATTAAGTTCCTTGTGATTACGGATGTAACCGTTATGTGCTCCGATGATACCGTTGTACACAAACGGGTGGGCATTACGTTGTGTAATTGCCCCCGTTGTTGCCTTTCTTGTATGTCCAATAACATGATAGTTAATGGAACCGCGTATGTTGCATGTCCGCACGATGGAGCCGACGTTCTTCGTGATGCTCCATTGTGTCAGGGCATCGCGTGATGCGATGCCCCAGCTTTCATCGCCACGGCTTTCATTACGAATGGCAAGTATAGCTGCTAGTATCTCTATACTCCCATACTTACCAGCGTCTGGTGCTAACTGCCAACCGAACAATCCACACACAGTAGCCTCCCTTCAGTAATGGTCATATACCGCACTGGGACTATCGAAGTACCTGATACGTTCGTGAATCCACTCTGCTAAGTCAGGACATAGAGACTTAAGCAACCTGATACTCGGTTCATAGATCACACCGTTACTAGACGAATACGGTTGTGTACCAAGCACCGATTCTATACTATCATGCGTATGTGTTGCAGCAACATTGGCTAGTCTCTCCAACATTAGACCCCAGTTGATGATATTCTCTGGATAGACCATGCCTTGTGGTATGCGTATCTCCACTGTACCGCGATATACCCATGAGTGTAAGTTGATAGAACGATACCGCTTCGTATGCCGCTTTGTCTTACGTACACTCTCTACATCTGACTTTTTGTAGAAACCGTATAAGGTTGACAATAGTGCCTGCCTATAGGCAACCTCTTGCTGCCGTTCATTGAACTTGTCCATATATCCACGAACACGGGCAATAGACTGTACATATCGCCAGCCACATGGTACGCACGTACTGTTAGATCGTCGATCAAACGGTATCATGCAGTACATGGCACCCTCGACATGCGCCAAGATACGCATGAATAACGCAAGCTTGGTATAGTTGAAATCCCTGCAGTCTACGTGTATGTGGCAACCGGCATCCGGTGTAACATGTGCCTTGGCTACCTTGAGTGCTCCACATATCTCTCGAATCTGTGTCTCCCAGTACTTACCAGAAGCGGGATGCGTGTTAATCTCAAAGCCACCATACGGTAGACTACCATCATAGACAATGGACCCATTCCATGCCTTGACTACTTGTTCTACTGTACTCCAACGAGTAGCTATACCGCATACCTCTATCTCAGCTGACAGTAGCCTACGTCCATACTCGTGGTATCGTGCAAGGTTCACAGTACCTTGAAAGTACTCTGGCTGCTTTTCATCACCAAAGTGTGTACATCCACATGTACGATTCTTACATCGTCCACAGTACTCACACAATGAATTCATGTGTGTGTGGAAGTACCCACACTCTGGACAAGTATAGCACCTACAGCACCGTACACAAAGATGACATGCTGGACAGTAGGTACTGGTCACGTCATTATCTAGTATTAAGTGTCCGCACAATGGACACCGCTCGCATACACAGCACACGTAGCAGTACCCACAGGAACACATATCTCCCTTTGTGTCTACTGCACAACCTAGGCACACATGCTCTACCTGTGTGCTGGCAGAGCATATCGCGATACGTGTCTTAGCCTGCCTAGACTTGACAACGACCAACCGTGCTTGCGACATATTCGATGTCCTCTTGCATTATATCACGATCAGATATAAAGGTACCTGCAACTGGTGATTCAGTATGTGATACCTGTACTAAGTGTAATCCACTTAGCTGTTGTTCCTCCCGCGTCGGTGTAAACTGTATGATGGGACGCAATCGTTGTGATCGTGCAGCAAGTGATGATGCTTTTCGGTACAGTGTTGAGTACTCATGCCCATATTTCTCATAAATGTTAGTGGACATAAATAGCTCAGAACGAAGATGGATGACATTGCATATGCGCAGTCTCCGCTTTACACCGTTTATACTGGCGTATATAATCTCTCGTCCGTTTGTCTCACTACGATATATCGTAACATTGGGCATCAACGGTGCGAATACTAGGTTGTTGACTACCTCGATGTACTTATCGATATACGTTACCGAATCCTCTATACGTTGCGGTAATTGAGGTAGTACGATGCTAACGTCCCTCTCACCGTAGAACCGTATATCGACTAGTAGTGCAATGGGTCTTGGATCACAGGTATTGTAAAGTTGCCACAACATCATGGCCGGATTCATGTTGTCTGCTGTCGACATAAAGTACTTGATAGACAGTTTTCGTTCAGTGTCTATCGTGATACCTTCCTCGTACCTGTCATAGCGTAGCGTATTGATATACCTACTGATTAGTGGTTGATCGTTCTCGAATAATATCAATGGCTTCATACTATCCCTCTCGATATGGCATTGGTACTTCATCACACAGGAACCGCACCATATCCATGTGTGCTGCGTCAAGCACGTGTTTGTTGACTACCTCATTGGCACCATCACACTTGTTCTTCTCCAATAGGAATCGAGTGAATGGTATTGCATTAGCCAACATGCTACGCAGTACGAAACCGTCATCGACCACAACGATATGCCTTAGCTTGGTGGCATTCACCAATTTAGCGGTGATTCTGAGTATATCGGTGACAGATTCATATGGCCGGAAACCCATATCTATCCATTCCTCCAAGGTGAATGGGTCAATCCACTTACTGAAGGATGGATCATCTATCTTCATTGCTTCGACATAATCATATCTAGCATCAACTACCGTCCATCTGTTGTAACAATCCAACACATGATGGACATGCATCAATCCCTTGACACATGTCTGATTAGTACCTAGCTTGACCACCAGGTACGCATACTCATTCCTACCTAAAGATACCTTTGTCATTTCGGTTTACTCCACATACTCTTGTTTATCTTTGGTGGTGGATCACCGGCATCCCGCCACCTTCTACGTAGTAAGTGATAGGCACATAGCACATATCGCTTACCAGTCTGCGGATCAGTATATCGTGGTCCATAGCAATCGTGGCAATGTACTGGTGTTCTCCTGACCATGCTAGTACTTCTCCGTCTGTCCCATTACCCTGGTCTTCCTGTCATACCTAGTGACGTACAATCGTGCTCCTTCTGCATGTAAGAGTAGTGTACATGCTGCTAAGTCAATGGACAGTGTATGTCCCAAGGGAAGGTTAAATACAACGCTATACACTTCATCCTTCAACACAATATCGTATGGACTACGCCATACTACTTCTTGTGAGGCTAGTGTACCTGGCACGTCACACACGTATATCGTGTGCCATTCGGTATCACTAGCATATATGAATCCAGTAATACCGTTGTTGTAACTCGTACATTCGATCACGGGTTTGTCTGCTTCCGTTGCTACTCGCAGGTGGTCAGATGGATATGTATACCATGCATCTTTGTCTTGACACACGCGGATATGTCCGCTTACCTTGCCGTCTGGATAGATCGTATAGTATCGCATACCGTCTCCTCCTTCTAACCTACTAGCCAGTATATCGTGGCCGTTGGACTGTTCCGCCGTTCGTCGAGACGCGTTCCCGTTCGAGGTTGCCCAAGAAACCGGCCTAGTTGGCCGCAGGAACGTCGATCGTCACTCCGCCCTACCGATTGCCTTGCCCGCCCGCCTTCGCCTGTCTGGCGCCCGTTTTGTGCGTTTCCCGGTAGTGTGTCGAAAACGCCACACTTCGGGCGCGCCCGCGTTCCTTGGGCATACGTTCTGGACTAGGTGTTGCTTTTGTGCAACACCTAATCCGCAACGTATGTTGCGAGACTACTCACTAGCTAGGTAGATGGTCAAACCCGCTAGAATGAATACGGCTAGGAGATACTCAATCATGGGAAGTTCCTCCCACCTTGATCGAGCGTAGTAACCTACTGCGTAACCTGTGTTGCCGTTGCATGATTGTGTCTGGGATCGAGAGAATGGGACATGCCCAATACTGTGTTGGGCTAGTCGGCAGCACGACCACGTGGTAGGTCGTGGCCGTGCGTAGTCTGCTAGTCTCGTACTGTGCGCGGATTAGCGGATACTGCTTTGGTGGCGTCAAGTGTCGCAATGCCATGGTGTCCCTCATAAGCAAAAAAGCCCTACCTAGCTTGTGCCAGGTAGGGCTGTTGGTGAACGTGGGATGCTTACTTGGTGCTTTCCCCAGCCTCCAGAATCGCGTTCTCATCTACTGGTAGGCCGTACTTCGCACGCACCTCGTTGAAATTCTCAACGGCAAGACCAGTAAGTACGTTGCCGATGAGACCGAACGAGTATTCTTGACCACCGATGGTAAACTGCATTCGATTCGAGCCGGTGGCCGCGAAGTTCAACAGAACTTGTCCGTCCTTCAAGGACACAACTACATTGGCCGGCACGGTATGACGGATGCCAGCATACTCTACCGTTACCGATGCCGTAGTGGGCAATCCCACCTTGGCCATGTCTTGCAAGGCAGCTTGCCGTAAGGCATTTTTTGCCAAGCGGTCAGGTTTCAGTTGTGACTTTCTCTCTACCGGCTTCATATACCCTCCTTTGTTAAGCATGTCTCCTATCAATGGCTAGGAGACTAGGCCATGTTGTCACAGGTTTTCTTCGATCCATTGGGCAATCTCGGCGAACGGGATGCCACGATCGTTTGCCGTTGCGATATGACATGCTGCGTTGGAAGGGAGACAAGCCCACTCGAACACACTATCCGGTAACTCGTATGTGTGTCCGTCATAGGCGTAGTATTGGGTTTCTTTGCCGTTGGTGACCAATGCACGTTTTGTGCGCCCAGTAACCCCGACGTAGAAGGCTATGTTGGCAAGAACACCTAGGGCGCAATGACCCTCAGATGTATGAAGGAATTGTTTGTTCTGTCGATACTCTCCGCTCCTTAGTGCCTTGACCCACTCCGCTTTAATCTCCGGTACCATGGTGCTCCCTCCTTCCGTCTCACGCAAAAAGAAAGGCCGATCAGAGTACCTGCTTGGTACGTCTGATCGGCCTTGCCCGCTAGGGGCGGTGCCGTGTGTGTGGATGATCTAGATTATGTCATCCACGCGAATGTGTCCCTCCGCCATGAGGGATACTGCGGCACAACGTAGTGCCGCAGGTGATTTTCTGATAGCTTCCTCTATACGTCTTCGGACGGTACGCCACTCATCCGAAGACAAGTCTCCGTCATGCAAGTCATCCGAGATTTCGGCCTGACGGAGGCAGCGCTTGCAGAATTGTTCCATTAGTCACGTCCCTTCTGCGGCCATGGATGGACGGCAATCCATGGACCATGGCCAACGGGGAGAACGATTTCCTCTTCCGGATGATCGGGAGAGGAGATCTTCCCAGCTCGCATTGAATCCCAATCTTCTGGGATGGACACGCCATCCCGCGATTCGGTGGATGGGAAAGATTCAATGATCGATACACGTCCGGAATGCATCCGGACCGTGGCCCCTTGTACTTGGTGATTAAAAATGATGTGGTTCGTGGCCGGCTCGCGTTTGGATAGCCACGAGACGGCCGCTTGTGCTTCTGAGGTGAGAGTCTCCAACGGTGCCAGGGTCAAGTGACCCTGGCGATAGCATGCCTTCTCGACAACCTCCTTGTCGAGACAGGACACGCAGAGGCGGGTTTCCTCTTCCCCATTTCGGGAAGAGGAAGACACCGCCGACCAGGTAGTGCGTACCTGGTACGGACCGTCTGCCTTCAATGCCTTGATCGGCGGTCGGTCACGGAATCTTTCGAGTAGTACTTCATGCTCCCCTGCCGTGAAGGCAAGGGAGTCGGGGAGGACCAAGAATTGGGGATCACGCAGGAGTATCCCTACTCCTGGGAAAGCATTGGAAGAGTACGCCCTCTTCCAATGTGATAGGTGTGGTAAACCCTGTTCCGTCCAGGTTAACCCTGAACGGGAATGCCAGGGGCGCAAAACATAAAATACATCCCCTTTGATAACAGGTGAATAACCCCTGTCATCATAGGGGATTCGCCTGTCTGGCTGGCGTGTCACGTACCTGACACGCCAACTACGGCAACGTGGGCAGTGTGTGTAGTACACACTGCCAGGCGAAACCCATGACGTTGATGCAATCAACACGTCCATGATTTCCCCCCTTTGCCCACATAGGGGCAATGGTGTCCGTCTTCCACGGCAGACGGCATGCCGTTTCGGCTCGCCATATGGCAAACCCCGTGCCAACGCGCAAGTGTGCGAAATTCCTGGGGTTTGCATTTCTGCCACACTTGCAAGACCGCCACACTGTGGCGCAATTGTGCCACACTACCCTGGCACGCCCCTTGCATAGGCATGTTGGCACGGTAGTTGCATATGGCACGAAACTTGCATGTGTGTCGTTTTTGCAACACTCGGGCATGCTGGCACGATCCTGGTCGAATCCCGTGCGGGAGTGTGTCATTTTTGCAACACGTGACTCAAAACCCAATTTTACGTGTCATATAAAGTTAGGAGTGTGTCTTCTTCCAGAAGACCACACAGGTTTCGGGAAACCCTCAAGTTAATCAATAACTTACCAGGAAAATGTCTAGTTCGCGGCCCTAGTGGGCCGCTCACCTAAAGCACAAGTGGAGGTTGTGAGGGATAGAGGGATAGGCGGGGAGAAGGATAGGTAGGCACCTAGACCCCTCTAGTATCCGCACGGTACCACGTACCCAAAAATAGGCACTATGTACCATGTACATATACAGTATGTACTATGTACATAACAGGTACATAACATGCAATAGCATGTTCTGTGCCATGCCCGCAAGTAGGCACCGTGCTTGACGGTGCATGCTGTGGCATGCTTGGTGCCATAGCAACAATGGTGCCATGCGTTGTGTGAGCCGGTGCTGTCTGAACGGACACGGTGCTGGCGTGTGTGGACCAGGGGGTGACACTTGCGTGGCGCGTAGGCCACTGGGGGGTGGGGGGCCACGCTAAACCTCATACGGTGCCCATTTTGTAAAGCAGGAGTCCCAGAAATTTGGCGATGCTCAAGAAAAAACAGGAGCTTGTGCAAAAAGACCAGGTGCAGCCCAAGCTCGACTATGCCACGCTCAACCCCGACGGTCGCGCTAAGTACAAGCGCCAGCTTGAGCACTTCGCCACGCTCAACGACGACGACAAGCTCAAGTCCATCCGCGAGACGTGGAAGGAGGTCGCCATGGTCGCTGCGACACGCGCCAAGCAGCTTGCCTCCACATGCGCCGCGAAGGACTTCGGCAAGCTGTATCAACTCATCATGAGCAGTGCCATCTCGCTCGACAAGGCCTTCCCGCCCAAGAAGGAGCCACCGCCTCCCGCACCGCCCCCACTCGTGTTCAACCTCTTTGGCTCCCTTGGCCAGCGTGCTGTCAGTGTGGTGACACCACAAACACCAGAAGTAGTCACAGTGCAGGCGAAGGAGTTACCACCAAGTGAAGGAGACAAACATGGCGAAGTTCAAGCTCCATGATGATGGTACCATCGAGGTAGCGACACGAGGCATGTCTGCGCGTGAGGCACGCTACAAGGTTGTCCAGCGTACCGTCGATGAGATCGAGGCTGCACTGTGGTCACTCGTCGATGACATCATGTACATTGAGGCTCAGTGCCAGATACATGACATGGCCGACATCGATGATGACGATGATGATGTAGACTACGAGGACCTGGCGGACGACGAGTAAGGCCAACAAGGACCACACATGGACACCTTCAACGACAAGGGCTTCGGGCAGGCATTCCGTGGTGAGGGCCACAGCCCACGCTACGGCTTCGCAAACACCTACACCCCACCTGCCTACGCTGGCCCCGCACTCGATGCCCTTGCCATGTTCCTTGTTGGCCCCGCCCTTGTCCGCAACTTAGCTGCCATCCCTCGCATCACGCAGCGCCTCTTCGCCCCCGCAGCCATACGGTCATCGTCCACTCAAACCAATGGCCGGTAGAGATCGTAGCCTCGTTGCCGCGCTCAACGAGCTTGGTGAGTCTGTCTCATGGCGCTGGGACAAGCTCCCCGCGCAAGAACAGTTCCTCACCACCACGACCACCTTCACCTGCTTCTCAGGTGGCTTCGG